AAGGGAGGTCTTAAAGAACCTACCGCCGACCAGAAAGGTTTAAAGAAACTACCAACAAAAGTTCGTAACAACATGGGCTTTATGAAAGCTGGTGGTATGGCTACCAAAGGTTACGCCAAGGGTGGCATGTCTACTAAAGGTGGTATGAAAGGTGGTGGTATGGCTACCAAAGGCAACACTAAAGGTGGTGCTAAGAAGACGACAGGTAAGGGTAAAGTCCGAGGAGCAGGAATAGCCAAGCGTGGTGTACGTCCAGCTAAGATGCGATGAGACGATACTATAAAAAAGGTGGCAAGATTTGTCCGGCTGGTAAGTCTTGGGCAAAACGTACCTTTGATACTTACCCATCAGCTTATGCAAATATGGCTGCTTCTAAATACTGTAAAGATCCTAATTACGCAAAGGGATCTAAGAAGAAGAAAAAGTAATGGGTGAGTTAAAGAAGTGGGTTAACCAAGACTGGGTGCGTATAGGCACTGACGGTAAGATCAAGGGTAAGTGTGGTACGTCTAAAGACAAAAAGAACCCTGATCGTTGCTTACCTAGAAGTAAGGCGCAATCGCTTAGTAAGAGTCAGAGAGCAGCTACGGCTAAAAAGAAAAAACGTGCAGGGTCGAAGGGGAAAACTGTGGTTAAAAACACGAAACCAGCGACGGTAAAAATGAGTAGCGGTGGACTTGCCAGAAGAAAGCGAAAGATAGCCAAAGGTTGTGGTCAAGTCATGGAGAACAGGCGAAAGAAAACTCTTCATATATAAGAGGTAATAATGGCTACTTCGGGAACTACAGCATTTGACATGAACTTCACGGAGATCGCTGAAGAGGCGTGGGAACGTGCAGGTCGTGAAATGCGTTCTGGTTACGATCTTAGAACTGCCAGACGTTCTATGAATTTGTTAACTATAGAATGGCAGAATCGTGGTATTAATCTCTGGACTATAGATGAAGGCACTATCAATATGGTCGAGGGTACTTCTCAATATGATTTACCCGCAGATACTATAGATTTATTAGAACAAGTTATTCGCACAGGTAGTGGGGTGACTGCTACACAGTCTGATCTCACTATAAATCGTATTAGTGTAAGTACCTACGCTTCAATCCCTAACAAGTTAACACAAGGTAGACCTATACAGGTTTACATTGAACGGTTACGTGATAACCCGAAGATAAACGTGTGGCCTGTTCCAGATCAAAGTAGTTATTATGTTTTTAAATACTACCGTATGAGGCGTATACAGGACGCTGGTAGCGGTGTAGAAACAGCCGATATGAATTTTAGATTCTTGCCTTGTCTAGTGGCAGGATTAGCTTATTACATAGCCATGAAAGATCCTGACTTGGCTCCTAGAATAGAAATGTTAAAAGTCATGTATGAAGAACAGTTTGCGTTAGCTGCTGGAGAAGATAGAGAGAAAGCCCCTGCTAGGTTTGTCCCTCGTATAGGGTATATTTAATGGCTAGGTTTGCTTCTAATAAAAGAGCCATAGCTGATTGTGATATATGTGGGTTTCAATATAAGTTAAGGGATCTACGAGATTTAATAGAGAAAGGACGCAACACTAATTTAAAGGCTTGCAATGAGTGTTGGAATCCAGATCATCCACAGTTAAAGTTAGGTGAGTTTCCTGTAGATGATCCACAAGCTATACGTGATCCACGTCCAGATAAAAGTATAGTAGAATCTGGACCGTTTAGTAGTAGAAACATACAGTGGGGATATAACCCAGTGGGAGGAGGACAAGATCCTTTTGGTTTAACACCTAATGATTTGGTAGCAACAGGTAGTGTAGGCACAGTTACAATAACAGTTTAAGGAGTATTGTATGAGAAAGAAAATGCAACCCATGAAAATGAAGAATGGTGGTCCGGTGAAGAAGCCCACTAACCGTAAAATAAAAGTGCGTGGTACAGGTGCGGCTACTAAAGGTTTATTTGCTCGTGGTCCAATGGCATAAATTATGACAATGACCTACACACAGTTAAAAACAAATATTAACGACATTTGTGAAAACTCATTTACAGATAGTCAGTTAGCTTTGTTTACTGAACAGGCTGAACAAAAAATATATAACGCAGTTCAGTTCCCTGCGTTACGTAAAAACGTGACAGGCACAATGACTTCGGGTAACAAATACCTAACGATGCCCAG